AAAATCAATTGGGTGTGCGCAACTCGACCGGTGCCTCTAAATAACATAGGGATTGCTTGCATTGTTGTATCGACGATCTCACGTGTCACTAATTTTGCTGATGTTCTCTTCAAAACGTTGCCCTCCGGTAAAAACTTGCGAAAATCTTTCATAGATCCACCACTCGTAATGAAACAAATGGAAAAATCAGTTGTAGGAATGTCCACACGAAATGCCTTAGAGATTTTGTCTCGGAAGAAACTACCAACTTTGTCCGAACCACTCTTATAGCAACGAATAGAGATATCTCTATCTCCATGTTCATTTAAAAAGTGTGTAGGAACAAGCAAAAAGTTAGAAGTGATATAGAATCCCAAAGATGTCTTATTTTTATCAGACACAACCCCAACCAAATTCGTTTTCATAGAAGAAGCCAAATTGTCGGCGGTCGTGGTCTTGGCAGGTTCAGACATAGGAAGTGGAACACATTCAGAAACAAGCCAAGGATTGACTTTATCATTGCGCTCCTGGATATCTTCCATTGATTCAGGATTTAGACCAGTTTGCGTCTCAAGTTTGGTATAACGAGTTCGCATGGTCGTAAGTATTAAGGCAATAGCTCCAAGACCAATGATTGCATATTTGAACTGCCATCGCTGTGTATAAGTGCGAACAACGTCTTTCAATTCCAAAATTCTGTTACGAACCATGTGTTTATAAGTTTGAATTGTCGCACACGTGTACCAATACATTCCAAAAAACGAAATTCCAATCCAAAGAATGGAATAATCTGGAACGCCAAAACACAACACAAACATCATCAAGAAAAAGAAACTATTTCCAGTAATAAGCGATTGCTTGATATCTTCCTTCCAAAAGAGCAAACCAAATTTCAAGACCTTAGGATGACAAATCCAGCTTTCAGGCATAAAATCAAGTCTTTCCCACCACATACAAACTGCATTTGTGGCAAGGATTGAAGACGTCAAAGCATGTTCATAATGTCGCTGCAAAATTTCTGCTTTTCTGTGATAAAAACCTAACGATTTCCCCGAGTAATATTCCCACTCTCCAGACTGCTTATCTAGAACGGGAATAGAGGATTGTTCCTTATCACAAGGTGTACAGAGAACCTTCTCCAAGACCGAAGCACAATCACAGTATAACATACCACAAGAATCACACTTTGTAGGTATGGCTTCCTGGTTGGCCAAATATTGACCTTCTTCAGAGAAATGGCGTTTAGATTCAACTTGCACCCATCTCAAATACTCTTTGACGGGTACGTCAACCATTAATCTCCCTTCAAAGGTGATGGGAGTAAACGAATCCATAACTACATATTTCTTGTTTCTCGCAGTATATCTACGTACAGTAAGGTACCAAGCATCCGGGCAAGCAGTGCGCCCAAAAGCAGCTTCTACTAGCTTTTTATTTAAAATGCCACCTGAACAAAACTCAGGCTTAGGCGTTACTTTAACATGATATAATCGTCGGAGAACTGACTCAGGCTCATTAGAATACTTAGCAGCATTAAGGTGCTCCACATTAGTCGAAACAACACAGAAGTATGGGTTAAGAGAAACCTTTCCCTTCAAGAAAACATCTGCCATAGGGGCCAAATATTTGATATTGTTAATAACCTGAATTAACCTATATGCGGGCGAAAAATCCATAAAGTCTTCTTTGGTGTTGGCAAAATCATCAAAAACAATAGCATTGATATGCGATCTGACAGAAGAAGCATATTTGTCATTATCAGCCCAAGTTGCAATTCTATCTTTATCAGCACTCAAATTGTTATAAAGGAGTCCGGCATTTATTGTCAAGTTTGTAAGACTAGATTTTCCACATCCAGATCGTCCAAACAAACAGACAGCAAACGGAGCGATTCGTAAACCACCCCTGGTGCGCAATTGTGTAAATTCAGTTTCATTGTCTCTAATTCTTTCCATACGATCAGAAACGTACTTCCTTTCAAAAGGTTGTGACCGACTAATAGATTTCAAAAGATTATCACCAAATTCAATTGCTTTCTTGAGACGAGCTTCGTATTCATTATCATCAATATCCGTATATTCTAACAAATTTCCAGTCAAAGCATATCCGTGCCAAGAACGGATTTCATTATACATACGGTCAAACTCAGAAACTCTATCATCTTCCATAAAGAAAGCTGAAACATCTCCTGTCTGGAAAACTCGCCAACCACCCTTCATGAAACCGGAAACAGCTTCATAAAATGCTTCAAACACATCTCCTGCAGCTAATTGCTTCTTCGTAACGATAGGCGAAAACAACGAAACATTTCCTACTTTAAAAGTGAGATCTGCTGTTGCACACATACCAGAAGAAACAATGACGTTAATTAAATGTGTAAATTTCTTAGCAATAGTTGAAGTTCGGAACTCTTTCCAATTAGTGAAAGCAGAGTCCATGGCTTGATGCCACGGAATACTCTCAACATTATCACTTTGAGTGTCAAGAACAAATAATTCCTCTTGAGCTTCTCTCAGTGCTCCTTCTCCGAAAGCTTCTTCAAGCATTTCTTCAACTCGAGCGTTTCCATCATCACTAGTCCAGTCTGAAATATAATCAATTCTCATCAATTGACGATAAACGTAGAGTGGCAAAGACTCTTTAACATGAGCTTGCAAATACTGAGTTATTGCGGCTATCATCCCACGTTTTGTCTTGGAATCTTTCAAACTTTCAAACAAAC